GAGTTAACTCCATATATCGTTCCGTTGTTTGTGATAGGAGTAGCTCCTATCTTGCCTATAGGAGTATTCTCTTTAGTATCATCTTTTTTAATATTGTATATGAATATCTTTCCTGGAACAACATTAGAGATTGAGCATGTGCCAATAATGTTAGCAGGATTCGCCCCATCTTTTAAATTGACTGTTGTGCCATCTACGGCAAAGTCATCTAAAACGTCACCGGCGGCAGCATCAAACGTAACATACTGTCCGTATTGAACTCCAGTAAATTGATTTTGCTTACTCTGAGTAAGAGTAGTTGGATTGATTAGTAGTTTTCTAGGTGAAACATTGATAACTTCTCGACCGAAGACGTATGCCTTTCCTGGAGAAACTACAGCATATGCATTACCTGCTTCTTGATCTAGCGTGACCTTAAGTCCTTTAGTCACATAGTTACCAGACTCATCGAATGTTCTACGTGCAAGTTCATCGCCTACTACATTAAATTCTGTTCTATCACGAATACGCACTGCTTCACCGCCGACGTAACGAACAAGAGCAAAGAACTCTTCTGGCTCTGTAGCAGTCGAGTAAGTGACAAGTTGTGGCACTAACTGAAGTCTATCAGCGCCTGGTGCGTTTTCATTATTAAACCCAGCGGCGTTGTCTAGCAAAGTTGTGTCTTGATTTGAGGTAATCAAATTCTCTGCAACAGTGAATCCTACAGAAGATTCTCCTGGAATATTAGAGTACTTTGATACGATGATGAATTGGTTATCAACAAAGATGAAGTGACCTTTTTGGTAAACGACACCTTCTTCACATGAAACACCAAACGATCTTCCTGCATGACCAACAACTGTAGCAACTGTGACAGACTGAACTGTATTACCATTCGAGTCCTTAATGATTAACTGTTCACCTTGACCGAACTGCTTCACATCAGAAGTACTAGCGCCAACAACTACAGTATCATCAAATCCAATATAACTAATATAAAAAGTTTTAAGATCAGGATCTTGAGTTTGAAAACCATTTTCGCCTAGAATAATCTCAGCAACAAGACCACTAGTTTTACCTGTTACAGTGTAAGTAACCGAGTCAGTTTGGTTATATAGGGCTGGGTTAGTGAAGCCCACAGTGTCATCTAGTTTGACATAGAATATATCTGGACGTGAGGTAATGTTAATACCACTAATGATAGTACCTTCTTTGTAAACATTCGAACCGAATCGTTCGACCTGCTTCTGAAGAATGGTTTGAAGTTGTGTTAGTTCACGTGCTTGTACGGCTTTTGCGGGCTTAAACAGAATGCGGTTAAACTGTTTAGCTTCACTGAAATCGTCATAGTACGGATCAACGTTTAAGTCTGTATTAATGCCCATGTATTATACTCTTTTCCTAGAAATCGAAAATAAATTTAATTTTTTCTTTACGTGTCGCCTGTCTCTGAATAGGGTCAAAGTCTACAAAGTGTAAAACTTCTCCACTATAAGCAGAGTATTTGCCATACGTAACGTCTGTACTAGCATTATTTATAGTAAGTGTACTTGACGTAGTTGTGGTCAAGTTAGGTTTTACTGAAATAATGCCACTCTGAAATGTATTCTGAAAGTCTCCATAGTAATCTACGAGATAGATTATAGTGTTGCCTCCAGAATAAACACTCTCATGAATTCTTGCTGTTATTGTTTCCTGATTAGAGGAGTCTAATGCTATCACTTGTTGAACGTAATGTCCAGCGATTGCCGTGCTTGTTTGGTCTCCAGAAATACTAATTGTTGTTCTGTTATCAAACTGAGAAGGCAAAGTTGCATCAGAGAATTTAGGATTCTTTATCAATCCTACTTTACTATACGAATTAGAATTAGGTATCGTAACATCTTCTCCAGAGAAGTTTGTTATAACTGCAAGCCTACTCATTGCTAATTCGTTGATGACATCAGATCCATGTCCACCCTTTGGTGAGATAACACATCTAAGATCAGCGGCTTGAGCAGGAGTATAATTGAGTACGAGTGCAGATGGAAGTGCCAGTTCTGCTGTCGCATACTTATACTCACTACCTCTACTCATAAATGCCACACTCTTAAGTGTACCGAACTGATCAATTACTCCATAAGCAACACATGGAGTACCAGTAGAGGTACTTCTTGTTACTTTAATCTTAGGCACAATCTGGTAAGAATTGGTTCTCCAGGTATCTGCATCGCCGTCAGTCGCATTTATTTTAAGTTTGACCCGTAGGTCGTCCGGTGTCTCACTACTCAATATTTCATATGCAGTTTTAACATTACCCGCAGTTCGTATTAAATACATTTCTTTGTATGAATCTCTAGCTTCATATAAATCGAAAGAAGGCTTTTGATATGCTGATAATTCAATCTCTGTTACAGTAGTAGATCCTTCTACCAGTCCAGCTGATCCAAATATCATATTACTTGCAGTGTTGATATGATCACCTGGACCAAATACATACTGTGAAAACAAATTAGTCTCTGTACTCTCAACGATGATCTGAGATATATTTTCCTTTGCAGCCGAGATAACTTTTTGATCTCCGTTTGCTGGATAAGGTAGAGGTAAACTATCACTAGTGCCAAATACTATATTGTCTGCTGATCTAACTGTGAATAGATATTTCCAAATATACTTGTCTGCTTGAATGATCTGCTCATAAGTATTTTCGTCAATGCCACTGAATGAGGGAGATACTAAAGAAGGACTACCGTAATTGTTTTCAATACATTTAAATACATCATAGTCTCCTTCTAGATTCGAGACAGTAATGACACCATTAAGAGTTGCCATATCTTGAGTGTCATCGAAATCGTCATAGACTGTGTTCTGTGTCCAATCATTTTTATAGAACATATATCGAATACTATCTTCAGCTACTTTGTTTCCAAATATAACTCTTCTTTGAAACTCTCGCTTTTCGAATTGAGTGTTTGCAATTGAATTAGGCTTATCGACACTAGAGCCCATAATGTAGTATGCAGATTCAGGCATATTAGTTTCGAGTTGAGCCTCGACAATATCTTGAATAGCTTCTCTCTGAGGTGCATCCAAAGTTACGCCACTCGTATCAGTAACATATGTCTCCAAACCTGCCAAGAAGTTTGCCGCAATAGTTGGATTTACACTAGCAAAAGTTGAGAACGTTTCTTTCGTTGTCTCTACTTTAAAATTTTCTGTAATGATCTTTGCCATTATATTACCTTAAGTTCCTATCGATGATGTTACAACGTTACTCGCTGCCAAGTCTAGTCCAACAATCTCTGTTATTAAATTCTCCGATGAGCCACCTTCTGTCATCATATCCTCTTCTGATCCTTCTGTTACGTAGTCTTCGCTAGTTAGATCCCATATTTGAAATTCAACATCAAGCGTACTATTTAAATTACTGTTACTATTTATGAGAGGGGAACTGAAGACTTTCGTGCCAGCTACTCCAACAGTATCTTTAATTAACTGAGTATATTTTTCAGGATCAATTACCGTAGATATATCGTAAGAATATTCTTGATAGTAATCATTGTCATGTAAGTATTTAGTGCTGTCACTCAAGAAAGATGTACTAGAACTCCATTTACCTTCTGTTTTTCCTGGTCCAAGAGTTCGAACTATAGCAGTCGCTACGTCTTGACCACTTGAGTTTCGAATAGTTACTACTTCATTGTCTTTATATCTATAACCAGTATTAGTCACATCAACTCTTTCAATCTGTCCTTCTAGATAACTAGCATCGCCTGTTATCACAGCATTTCTGCCCATAGGTAAAGAAGTCATGTCAGGTCTGACATTCGTAAGAACGTATGAGTTGTTACTAACAGATATACTAAACGCTTCATCAAAATCATAGAACGATAGCTGACGGAAGTAGAAGTCGTTACCATCTCTCTTTAAGAATCTACCCTTTGCTGTGTAATCAACAAGGTCATCTGTTTCAAAAGATGGGTCTTCAATCCTAACAACTTGTGTTACAATTTGTCCAACTTCGATTAAGAAGTCTGGGTTAGCGAATGTAAGAATCGTATCTCGTTTATCGAACCTAGCAACGTCAAGGTATTCAATCTCACTAAACACATCGTTGACAAAATCAGAACCACTATTTGTCACATTAATACTTGCTATCGATCCAATCTTAATCTGTTTAGAATTGAAGGCATCTTTAATTCGAGTGTTCAGTGTCTCTGCGTTAAAGTCTTCAACAATCAATGTACCACTCATACCATAGTTAGTTGCAACTACGTCAGTCACAGTACCCGTACCTGTAGCAGGACCAGATGCAGTAAATCTTGTGCCTATGTTATTATCAGCCGCACCAAAGTTCGTAAAGTCTGTAGTACCTAATGTTTCAATCTCGTAGATGCCTGGATTTTGCATAGCAGTCGCATTGATAATAACAGCAAGAGGTTTATCAGCAAAGTCACCAATGAAATCAGTAATCACTCTTACTTGTTCTGTGTTATCGATATTAGCTACTTCAAAATTAGCAGTCGCATTATATCCAGCTATTGTACTAATCTTAACTGAGGTATTACTACCAATTGTTATGTCAACAAATTCACTCGCTGGCAAAGCGTCAAACTTATATCCAAAGCCTTGAGCATAGATAGCAGGCAATAATCTATCTTCAATCCAATTAATATGTGCAGTATTAGTTAAAGTACCTGCTACATAAAGAGCGAATATATCAGAGTCATCTAGAGTGATGTACCGACTTGTTATAAAGTCATAACCTGAATTAGATATATCACCTAGTCTATAGTCTGTGTCTTCTGTATCGATATTAAGTATGGCTAACATCTTTTTATTTGCAGTAGAATTACCAGCCGCAATAAGAGCAAACTGTGCTGATACGAAAGAAAGAAACTGTGCCTTAGTATGTGGTGTTGATACAGGAGTAGGGTCTTGTCTGTTTGTTCTAACATAGAGAAGCGGATGATTGTATGCTACAACTTTTCCTGCCCCGCTGATCGTTCCTGTTCCGGCGCCAACAGCACCTGTAATAATGTCTACTGTGTATGATGACACAGCATCAACTTCAATATTTTGACCTGGTTTAATCGAGTCGATAGTTGTAGTACCTGCTACAATCAAAGCTTGGTTCGATATTGATACATCGTTAACATCTTCAGGAGGCTCAATGACGTACCCGAAGCCGCCATCCTCTTTAATGAACTCAATCGTGCCAGAAGTCGTTGTTGATACTTCACTAATAGTACCTGTTGCACTTGATCCATTTGCATTCGATACAAGTTTAACTTTATCACCTAATACTTGACCAGGAGAACGACTTGCGTTTTGTATAGTATTCTCACTAATCGATCCTAATACAAGCTTACCATGTGCATGTGATACACCTGCTCTTGTTACTGTAATCGCATCATCTGCTATGAATGTACCAGAAACGTTTGATAGATATGCAATAGGAGATATCGTACCAGAGAAGTTTACAAAGATGATATTGTCTACAAACGCAGAAGCGCCAGAAACGTCACCCTGTAGTTTGTCACCACGCTGAATAGGATAATCATCGACAGTGTTCACTGGCTTTAACTCTAAGTATATTGCCCCACCCCATATAGAGTCAGAAGGCTTTAGAATAGCAGTCGAAGGATAAAAGACTTCAATCTCTTCGTCAAAGAACATACGGAACAATAGCCGTAAACTTTCTTCAGAACCTTTTCGCTTGTATAAGTCTTGAATATGTTTTATAATGAATCGTGTATCAACAACAGTGTCAAGTGGTAATGATTGTAGATACTTCTTCTTAAAGAAGATAAGAAAGGACGCAAGAGTAGTGTCAACATCACGAAGCTTAGGAATATTTCTATCCATAATAGAATCGTTATACTCATAATAAGCCTTAACAAATTCTACAAGTACGTCACCCTCTTCTCTATAGAGTGCTGGAAACTGTTCAGCTATCGTAGGTGATATATGGTCTCTTACGTTTAACATTCTTTATTCCGCTAATGATGTTACGTTAACTGTGATATCTTCGCCACGTATTGTGATGATACGATCTTTAGGAGCTTTTACGTCTTTCGCTACTGAGTTAGCAATGAACTTAATTGCACCACCTTCGTATGAATCTACGATTAGATTTGACAACTTAATGGCACCTGTGCTATAGTTAATTGTACCAACATTACGCTTAAACACTGATACATCAGCAGATGAAGCAGTCACAGCCATCATCTTACCAGCACCATCGTCTTGTAGTGTTACTAGTGTACCTTCGATAGTCATCTTACTAGTACGTACAGCTGGTGTAAATCCTGATAGACCTGTTGTAGCATCATAAGCATATGGCTGTACAAGTGCTGTCTCATATGAGAAAGCGGGGTTCTGTACAGTACTCAATATAGGTACAACTTGAATAATTGGTGAAGCAAAGATACTTGAAGAGATAATCGAATTGTCTACACTATCGAGAGCCGCCGCCAAACGAGACTGTCGTAGTGTCTTATTAAAGTCAGAGAGATTCGTAGTAGAGTAAGATGTCAACGCCGCCATTACTTCGCTTCGTATCTGTGATGCACTCTTAGTCGTAATGTTAGGATCGAATACTACGTCTACTACAGTATCAATGAATAGGAACTTAGCAGGTACAAACACTGGCTCGATAGTCAATGGAGTCTTGTCTTTTAGATAGTCACTGAATGACGCAATCTCAAAGTCAGCGGCACCTTCGCCGCCAGTAACGTCTACAGAGATAATAACCTTACCAAATTGAGGAGGGTCTACTTCGTCTCCACCATATACAGAGATAGCTTCGATATTAGGAAAACGATTACGTAGTAGTATCTCGTAGTCACGTGTTGTTACTGCACGTTCTTGTACTTGAAGAGCCTTAGGTGCGAATGTTCGAATAGAGTCACCTGTCTCTGATATCATGCCACCAGCTGACGCTGTATTTACTGTAATCGATACACCTGCAGAACCCGCTATGCCATTACTTGTCATAGAGTTTACACCATTCGCATCTGGTCCTGATGTAATACGATACTTCGCTGTAATGGTATCACCTGCTGTAGGCTGTTTACCAAACTTGTCTTGTCCAAACTGTAGAGAGTATTTCTGATCTTCTTCTGGCTGGAGATAGAATACTTTGTCAGTAGCAGTAATGCCAAATATGTCTGTCTTATATACGTACTCTTCACCATTCACTTCTACGTAGAGTGAGCGTGTGTCTATCATGTTATTAGATAGTACTGTATCTGTAATGTCAAGTGTTTCTGTAAGTAATCTACCTTGAAATACTTCTACACCAGATACCGAATATGTGCGTGGTACGAGAATGATATTACCGTTGCTGTCACGTTGTAGTATCTGTGATGTGACTGCTGTATATGCTTTCTCTGTAAGGAAGCTGAATGTTGTGTTACCACACTTGCCGTTAATCTTCGTATCTTTTGGAATAATAAAAAAGTTTCCTGCTTGTGTAGCAGTAATGTTAATCGTCACATTTGCTTTTGCTGATCTACGTGAACGTGGTAGATAGTTTAATTCTTTTGCGTGTGATACAATACTATTACGTTCTTGTGCAGAGTCGAGGAACATCTCGCTTATCGCCATATTATAATAGTAGTTATTATAGAACGTATTATATGCGAGTAAGTCAAGCAATACATTCATGTTCGACCCTTCGAAGTCGTAGTCAGCAAACCTATCTTGATTGCTTAGATAAGTCTTAAGTGCTGACTTCGTTTCAAAGAAGTCTAAATTTTGTACTGGTGATATATTTGCCATTATCTTACCCTATCGATATCGATTGAAAGTGTTTGAGGTGTCTCATTATTTATGACATAGAATACAACGTTTATTCTTACGCTATTAGAGTCAATGTCTCCTAATACTTCTACGTCTTTTAAGCCACAGCGTGGTTCGTATGCTTCAAGTGCTGACTGTATTCTGTCACGCATAATAATAGATGTAACAGGACTTACGTTCTCGAATAGCAATGCTCGTATATCGCTACCAACAAGAGGCTGAAAGAGACGTTCTCCACGATCAGTGAGTAGTATATTCTTAATTGCTTCTTTGACTGAGTTCTCGTTTACTCTACGTGCAATATCATTACGACCAGGCAATAGAGCCAAGTCCTTATGGAAATCACTGTGGATCTCGCTACGTCTTGTAAGAGGTGTTATACTAGCCATTTAATTTGCCTTTTACTTTTATTTATGTTATACTGAACGAAGTTTGTCACGATCATGTCTCGAAACAAGCTCTACCCATCTAGCTGTCTGTGTGCGTGGTACTGGATAATCAGATGGTGTAGTAGGCTCTCCAGCTACCCATGCTCTACGTCCAGCGATGTCTAAGTGAATGAATGTACTATAAACACCAATACCAGTAAAGCCAGCACGTGAGGCAGCAACAACAAACTCTGCTCTCTTCGTATAGTCACCTGTGACTCGTACATCGATTGCTTGTCCTGTCATATGCTTAGACTTAGATACACCTCTACCTTTATTGTAATTAGGTGATCTATATGCAGAATTTATCTTGACTTCTGTTCCCGTTTGGTCTAATGTACGTAATAGTTTAAACCATACTTCTTTCTGTACTTTCTTATAACCAGCGCCCTTGAGATACTTACCTTCGAAGTCGTTCTGATTTACAACTTGTGATTCGAATGTGAACTTGCCTGGTATACCATTCTCGTCTAAGGCAGCAATTTGTTTCATCTCATCCCCAGATGGACAGGTAGGACATTCGTAATTACCTGATGCTCCCTCTGATACCTCAGCAAGACTTGGTGCTTCTTTGTTGACTTTCTCGTTAGTTTCTGTTATAGTCTTTGCTCGTTCATCAGCAGATATTCTTAATGCACCTGCTTCTACTGCTTTCTTTGTCTCTACAAGACCCGCACTCTTAAGGGCAGCTTGCTCGATTGTCAATGCTGTAGCAAGTTTCTTAATACCATCGACTGGTGCAGTGAGTAGTTCTTGGATGACTTCACTTAACTGGCAGAAACGAAACATCATAAGTGCTACGTTCTCGGCTGTTAATCTTTCGAATTGTGCTACTAGCTTAGACATGAACTTCTCAATAGACTTCTTCAAGCCATCTTTATTGACTTCATCGAAGAATTCTTTGATCTGATCTGCGGCACCTTGTATATGAGCGAATGCAGACTTAGCGGCACACTTAAGATCGTCTGCCATGCCTACGACACTATCTACCACCCCCTGTACCTGCTTCATTAACTGTGCGATTACTTTGTCTACAATCTCTAGTATCGTATCCTTAATCTTCTTTAATACAGCAGTGAGAGTCAACGACTTCGCAAGCTTAATAGGATCCTTCTCTGATAAGTTCTTGATATCAGCTATTAATTCTTGGGCTGTAGAGATAAGAGTAAAGATACCACCAAGTGTGGCAAAGATGTTCGCAAACGCACCACATAGTCCACTTGATATAGACTTGCCTAGATTCACGTTTAAGTAATAGTCTAGATCCCCTAGATAGGAATCAATAGGAGTAGAGAGACCTCCACTCATCACGGTAGGCGAATACGCACCTACTGCTAAGAAGATACCATCAATGTCTTGATTGTTTGACACAATAAAGTCAGCAATCTCAACAAACGTTAACGGTGCCTGTGAATGTCTATCACTAAGTGTATTATAACTGGAAGTATCGATGTTGTCAAGTAAATTATTCGTAGCATTTGTTAAATCTATGACTGTCTGCCTATTCAATCTCTCAATAGGATTGGCATTAAAGTCTACGAGGCGTGTAAAATCATCGATCTCATTGAACACATCAGAGCCAGCTGTGAGCAACGAAGCGTCAAAGCGAGAGGCTAGAGGTGTTGTTGATTCACATAAAGCTGTCATAGTTCTGTCCTAATTGTTGTAATTTTATTTATCACTTTATTCACCATCTGTAGTATCATCAGGCATACTACTATTCGAGGGTGGTGGTTTTCTCGTTCTTAAATTACCTTTAGTTGTATATCCTACAGGAACACGACTTGGAGGTATGTCGCCTGGATCTAATACTTTTGCAGTCTCTTGTATACCAACTTGTATAGGTGAAACTGCTGTAGTAGATTGTAGTAGTTGTGGCGCTAATGATGCTGTCACAGTACCCGTTGCGAGACCGGCTGTTGCTCCTGCTGTACCATTACCAATAAGAACTAATGATCCGTCCATATTAACGAGTCCACCTGCTCCTATGCCTAGCTGTGCACCCGCTGACAAGTCCATAGTACCAACAGACTTGACTCCTAAGGCAGCTCCAGCGTTAATACCAAGCGCACCAATAGCATTAATATTCATTGTAGCAAGGGAGCTCATACGTAGAGATGTCTTAGAGTCGATGTCAATACCTAAATGACCGATATCAGGATAAGGCA